CCTGTCCACGTTCCCCGTTCTCGCCAAGGATGTTCAAAGCCCTGTGGGTGTCGTAAATCTTCGGGATTAAATCGACTATCTGTTTGAGTCCGGCGATAATGGAGTTGGAGGCGTTGTCAACAAAAGTGAACGTGCCTTTGTCGGATTGGTTAATACGGGCGATAATGGCCTTGCCGCTTCGTTCGTTCCCGGCTTCGCCCTTAGAGGCTTCGTAACGGCCTAAATGGTCTTCAATGTCGTAAGCCGTGGATTGCATCATGTTGATGATGGCTACGGGAACTTGGGTTTGCGGTTCTCTGGAAGGCTTCTGTAAACCGGCAATAGCGTTGTAGCGGAGATACATCCTCGGATTGAGGTTGGCATCGTTCCATTCGTTCTCAAAACCCTTGATTTGCCTGTGATCAACTAGGAAAGGTGTCTTGGGTGTGAGCATGACGTTCTCTGTCGCCGCACTCGCCCAATAGTTATACATCTGCTGTGAGCCTTTAGCCCCACGGATGAGAGAGAGGTAATACTTCTTCCCGTCAACAACGACCTCATCACCGAACATGGGGATAATGGGGATGCCGTTACCCGCCCAATCCGCTTCTTCTAAGACCTCTGCCCCGTTGATCTTGCACCACTTGACTACATGGGTTTCAACCTCACGCTCACGGACAACCGAAAGCCCGTAGGATTGGAGCAGTTCCTTATCCATCTTGCCTGTGAAGATATTGCCGTCAGATAAGAGGTAGATTTTCTTCGGGACTATTTTCTTGTAGAAGTATTCGCAGACCCTTATCTTATCTTCCTGTATCCATGAACCAAGAAGATTGTCCTTGTCCCCGTCAAAGTTAGTCGCTTTGGCTTTCGGGTAAAGACGTTGAAAGTCCTTCTTGTCGATAAGTTCCTCGACGAAACAATACTGTGCGTCTTCAAGGTTGAACTCGGTGGCGAACGGGTCAAAGTGAACAGAGACAGGGTTGAGGATTCTCTTGATAACAATGTCCTGATCGAATGAATCATCACTGGTGTATTTGGTCAGGATTCTCCAAAACCCTATCGAACAGGCCGCAGAATGGGCGTATGCCGTGTCATAGACTTTCGGGGCGTTGGATTGGTATTCAATCTGCCTGATAATGGCATTGAGCAATTCGGCGGTTTGAACGTCAGCCTTGTCGTCAACGGGTATCACTTTCATGCTAGGTCTTGACTGCATGAAGTCGCCCCGGAGTTGCCTAACAAACTTCTGTAATTTATTGACTGTTATGCAAGGCCGCCCTGCCCGTTTCTTCCGGTCAGCGTCAGACCATTGACCGTCGCCAATATCATAAGTGAACTGCATGTCGTCTTTAGCCGCACTAAAAACGTGTTCCCATCCGTCAACGGCTACTTTGTATTTCTCTTTTGCATCACTGATTAGGTCTGACATTCTATCCCCTTTATGCACTCATCCAAGATGCACCGCTGTAATGCTGTTGCGGTAATGGTTGAATTACATGGTCTTCATACTTGTTGCCCGTCAGGAAATACCGATAACAATTTTCCATTGCGTGGTCGTTCTCTTTAATCGGCTTCTGATGTTCGTCAAATACCCATCGTTGTACTTCATATAAGAACCGTTCACACGTGTTGAAGATGTACAGGGTAGGTAATCGGTTCACGCCTTTCAAGGCCGTCTGGACGTTCTTAATCCCCGAATCCTTGTCCTTTGATGCAACGTAAAGCGTAATGCCATGCTGTAAGAGTTTGTCTTCGATTATTGAGAACGTATCTCTAAGGTCTGTGCCTAATCTGTTCTTTAGGTAGGAAACGTCACCCTTAGACAACGGGTCGATATAAACATCGTCCAAATTCCAGCCATACCGAATCTTCATCTTGATTATCGTGTCGGCAACTTCATCCCCGTTGATGTTCTTCCAGACTTCCCCGATACAGAAATGAATGTCCTGTTTATTCACCGTCCAAAAGGAAACCATCTGTGGGGTGGATAAATGGAAGTCAATCATAGCCACCACAGGCCAATCGGTGGGAACTTCAAATGGCTCGATGACATGGACACTAGAATCAAACTCTTTCAGCACCCTGCCGACCAATGACTTGAACTGACCGAAAACACGGGGAGGAACGTCAGAGGGGTCAATGTCCTTGATAAATTTGAGAATTTTCAATTTGCCGAAGTTCTCATATTCGCTAACTGGCAAATGGTCTTCCAAATACTTTTCTGCCGCCCTCCCCTTGTCGATGACGGGCAGTTTCTTTTCAAGGTTCTCGTAAAGCAGCAAATTGAAATACTCCTGACTTTGCAGTTCATTTAAACCCATCAGTTTAAGAGTATCCAAATCACTCTTATACAAATCAGGGTTATCAATAATCGACAAATTATCGACAATGCCTATGTCCTTTCTTCCGCTTAATACGATGTCATCCAGAATCCACGCTTCCTTCAAGGGTGTGAGGGAAAGCAACGTCTTGCCGCAGTCCAGAAGAAGTCCTCTCGACATGGCGGTGTATTTCGACTTGGGAGGAGGTTCGTCCATCAACACGCCTTGAATCCGAAACGACTCAAATAACGAATCGTCCTGTGAATAGGACATGACGGTGACGGTGCTTTTGTTCATCATCTCAAAGTAGTAATCGACACCCTGCTCGTTCTTCTTGGATGTGTACCATCCGTCAGGCAACCACTTCTTGAACTCAGGAACTAAAGACCGTCCGATATGCGACTTCCAATCCTCGCCCGTCAGCATGAGGTTGACAGGCGGTTTCAATCCTAGAGAAGAACCACGATACCAATATCCCTCGACACACACCGCCCCTGGTTCATCCTTGTCAACGTACTGCCAGGGTTCGTAGCCTAAAAGCCAACTGATAAGAATATTGACAACGGCGGCGGTCTTTCCGATCTTGTTTGAAGAAATAGCCGCAATCGTGGTCTTGTTGTGTACCTCTCGCAATAATCTCTCCTGCCACGGATAGGGAACCCAAAAGAAACACAAATTGGCCTTCTTGAAAGCCTCTACCCTTGCCTCCGAAGCCTCTAGGGAATCACCCTCTATCTGCTGTTTCTTAACGGGAGCTTTAGCCATTTACATAATCTTTATTGATTCTTCTTTGATTTTAGACAAAACAACCTGAATAGCATTGGATACTTGTTTTTCAAATGTTGCTTGTTTGAATGTCCACATTACAGACCCAATTTCTTTTGTTAGTGCTGCTGCAAAATCATTTAACCCGATAGAAAGACCAATACTATCATTTGTTATAATGGTTTCGATTTGCGGGTTATTCCAATACCGTGAAATTGTCAGCTTAGTTGTTTTCAAAATAGCATTACCCTCCGCAAGTTCGTCGAGGTTGACTGCAAACAATACATCCACTTTATCGCTCCAGCGCTTGACAAAGACCTGACCCACATCTTGTTGCCGATCAATGCTACACCACCTAGATACCAATCGGTAGCGGTCGTTATCATTCTATTTGTGACTACGTTGTAACGGTAAAATCTCTGGGGGACTGTTGCTGAACCTTCTTTTGCGATGTAAATAAACTCTCCTGCCCAGTCAGAACTAGACCCAGTAGAAAATGTAGCACTCACGGGATGGTAGGCAATCACTTCCCAAGCTCCGGCTCCATTCGTACCACCGGAAATATTAAAACGATCAATAACAGTGGTTCCTGCTCCTCTTAATGAGTAGATATACCTCCCATCTTTAATGTTGGTTATATCTGCCCATCCCGTGTCTCCAGTCTTTCCGACGAAGTCCGCGGTCATACCAACGCCAGGCTTCGTGTTCCGCGCTGTGGTAGGAGATACCGTAGCCCATGAGTTACCGGAGATGGAATACTTATACATGGTTACGGCATCATTGCCCAGGTAGTAGATCGCGTTCTCGTCCCCTTCTATAACAAAGGTAGAAGTGTCATCCAGATCCGCTCCTGCAGCAAAGGTAAGAGAATCAGCATCATTATCGGTGATTACTCTGATCTGCCCCATTCCTGTTCCTCCATTAATTCTTACCTGTTAGTTTATCCATTGATCGTTGGTCCAGGCCTTTCCTGTGCAATCCAAGGTAGTGGTGTTACTACTTGCTGCTGCCGTACCAGTATCATACGACACGCCGATCATTCCCGGAGAGCACATCTTCGAGTCGATGGTTATTGCTGCAGGAAGACCTGTGATAGCGCGTTGCGTCCACGTCCCCACTACTACATCATAAACCTGGAAGGATGCTGCTACCAGTGTACCCGTAGCGCACATCCAGAAGCGTCCGGTGGAAAGCCTGAATGTATCGGTGTTCGCAACTGAGGAAGAAACAGCAGAACTAAGCGTTAGCGTGATAGTTCCCGTTGCTGTTGCTGGTGTAAGAATGGAAAGGATAGTCCGTCTCAGGCCAATATTTGCAGCCGTTCCCGTAAGAAACTCAACCGTCTCGCCAACCGCAAAGCCATTGATGTTATGGACTGCGGCATTTACTGTGATGGTTGTAGTTGAGCCACCATTTGCGGTGAAGTTACCTGACCACGGGGTATGACAACCACAAGCCCCTGCCGCTATAGCCGGAAGTATTGCGGGAGATGCTATAGGCAACCAATCGTCTTGTTCATGGTCATAGAGATAAAAGACAGTACCAGAGGCATAATACATCGTGAATCTTGAGAGATTGTCATTGCTGTTAACACAAAGACCGCCTGCTGCCGTTGTTGTGGGGGCTGGCATCATAGTCTGCCATTCTGCTTTGTTGAGTATAGGTATGTTATTCTGGGCTTCTGCCATTGTTATTTCCCCACACAGTTATTAATATTCGATAGGACTGCTAATGTATTTGTATTCTTTACCCTGTTATTCTCCACCACAAGTTGAGCAGATGTTAATGGCCCAGTTACCACTGTAGAAGGCATTGAAACACCAACTACTCTCATGCCATGCGCTCCAGAGGCGGCCCACGAGGAAAGAACGGATAGCCGAGCAACCAATTCCTGAATTGTTAAAATCAGCGATTCTAGTGTGGCTTGATAAACTAACTGTGAATCTTGCTTGTCAGAAGTAGCCGCACCAGAAGGCAAAGGCAAGGCAGACGCACTCACTGGTTGCGTGGTTTGATAAAAAGAACCCGTTACCGCCTGACTCGATGGGAAATTAGAAACAGTGACCTGATGATTATCCCCTAATTGCTTTGCGGATGTCGCTGCACTCTCCGGCAAGGGCAATGTGGCAACGCTGACAGCTTGTGTTTCGGGAAATGTTGCATTAACAGATAAGGTGTCAGTCTTCACCACAGACTGAACACTGGCAATATACGCCAAGGTTTCACTATCCCAAACTTCCGGTCTAACCTTGGGGGAAAACTCCACCATCGACCCATCACGCTCAATGTAAAACTTCCCACTTGAGGTATCTAACCGCTCAGCACCGTGATAGACGTTGACTATTGACACTACTCCCCCTTTAAACCCTTTTTATAATTTTGCGAAAATTTTGGAGCCAGTGAAAGGATTATGCGTGGTTTTCCACATAATAC